CGTGTGCAATAAGTCGCGTCAGCCTTCAAATCTGACCACCACACGCTCTCACGTCCGTATAGGACGGTTCGCATAATTTCCAAGACGTTATGGTAGCTATGCCGTCGTTATCGACGAATTTGGCGTCGGGAAAATAGCGAAGCCCCGACGCTGAATTTAGCCATAACGTCCATTATGCGAGGCATTTACGTACCTATTACCCTTTAATGAAGATGCGCAATTAGAAATAAAGGTACGTTTTTATTCGGCATGCAGGTACCATTGTCGTAGCCTGGCGATATCATCAAGGCGATATTTTGGTACCTTTTGGGGGCTGTATGCTTATCAAATTTCAATCTGAGAATGATGAGTTTCATGATCGGCTGTTGGCCGCTACAGGCCTAGGCACTGTTACTGGGGCTTATCGATCTGCTGCCGTTCAGTTCCCCGGTCTTCAACTGCAGGTTAGGCATTTAGAGGCTCAGCTTGCTGAAGCGAAGCGTGAGAATGCTGTCCTTAGGCAGACACTCTATGACGCGCGGGATGCTGCCATTGCACTGTCTGAAAGAGCCTTGCAGCCTGGTCTTGACTCGTTAGCAGAACGTTATCTTCAATCCGATTACGTTCTCAAGTCTTGGAGCACGAGCTTGTCCCCTCACTTTTTGATTAATCATGTAAGCACCCCGGTTGATGAAGCAGGGCGCGTTTACCAGGTCTTTGAGTTTTCAAATGAGGGTTTTCTCAAGGCATCTTGGAAACCTGATGGCAGCGATATGCAGGTTATCGAGCTTTCAAACCTTTCCCTTTCCTTTATCCCGGGAGAGGAGGAAGGCACGTTCTCTCTTGAGTTTTTTCCGGCATAGACTTCATTACACACGCAAACATGTATTTACGTGAGTAATGACCACGTCGGCCCTAGAGAGGATGATTATGAAAGACCGATCGCACGATGACGCAATGGTCGACTTGTTCCGCGATGATCCTAGCTATGCTGCCGAGCTGTTGCGCATCGTCCTCGAGGAGGGTGACCAGGCAGAACTGTTGATTGTCTTTCGTCAGATGGCCAAGGCTTTTGACGACATCTGTCATGTGCATGCAACTTAACGCAACTTTAGGCAATTCAACGCAATTTAGCGCAATTCTATGCAACTCAACGCAATGCGATTTAACGCGACACTGTGCGATTCAGTGCGATTCAGTGCGATTCAGTGCGAATTTACACGATTCTATGCGATCGGCATTTATCTATTTGGCTGGCCTCGACCTGCCCGAAGGGCATTAGGCGCCTGTTAGACTCTTGTTAGTACGTTGCAATACCAGCGCCGATACCCGGCAAAGCCGGCCGATTTCACGCCCAAAGAAAAACCCCAGCGATCGACAGACCTCTGGGGTTTTTCTTCGCGTGCGGAATGCATCCCGTCACCTTGATGTTACTTCGCGCCCTGATTTGCCCAAGGCATTTTCCCGGTTCTACCGCGAAGCCTACGCGGTCCCGTGACGATTTGGCGCTATCGTAGGTTAGGTCCCGGAGGTCAGATCAGAGCGCTTTTTAGCTGCTGGAGCAAAACGGTCTCGTCTGCTCCCAACAGAACAGCCTCCTTGACCTGGAGGCGTCCGTATTTTTCCCCGTCGACGACAGCGTAATGACCTGGCTCTTGGCCTGGCCACCGCAAGGTGAGGGTGTTTCGATGTTTGGGCTCATCACCACCATCATGTTTGAAAACCACGGCACCAGAGCGCATATCGAGCACCGCACCCTCAAGCAGCTTTGTATGGAACTGCGGCAGATCAGCGAGAAACTTAAGCAGCGGATGGTTTGTCGTGGTTGGCATGGCTTTCTTGTTCCAGAAATGATTGGTGACTCGAGCGAAGCTAGTGGGGGTGCTGTTACACCCCCACTTTGGTATGGTTTTCCATACTTTCCAGCCTTCACGCGACCTTATTTTGCTATCTCAGGGCTTCTTGCTCGTATCCGAAAAGCACACCTTTCAAGGCAATTTTGGCCTGATTTCGGATATCTACAGGCAGCGCCTCAAATCGCCTAAGAATAGGCAACATGTCTTGAGATACGACCATCTCCGAAGGTTCTAGCAGCAGTTCATCTGTGGTTGTTCCCAGTACCTGGGCAAGGCTTACCACCTTGTCAGCAGATGGGATTCCGCGGCCTGCCTCGTAGGAGGTATAGCTCGACTTGCTGATCCCCGCAGCCTCCCAAACGGCCTGCTGGGTTAGGCCTTTGGCTTCCCGATACCGTCTCAGATTTGTTCCGATGGTCATGGCTCTTTTGCCTGCGTGGTTGCTCATGTCTTCCATCGTATTAACTGTCTATTCATACAGTACCTATATATCGGTACATTTCTGCTTGCATTTGAGTATTTAAGAGTCTCATAATCCTGCCACTTCTGTATTGGTATACAGATATTGACAGGATTTCACATGCTCATCGATTGGCTGACGATTTCGCAGGAGCACGACCACGACCTACCGGTTGTGTGCGGCATCTTCACCTTGACGATAGACGCAAACACCAATGAGGTTCTGAGCACCCGTCAGCCACGTTTCAAACACGAAGCGAGTTTTTCGACCTCGGTCACTGTTCACGTTCAGGGCCGGAAAGTTCGCGTTGACGGAAATCCCAGTCGGGTAGGGCGGCTAGATAACTTGTTTGGCTTTACCTCTATCGAGCAATGCGTGTCGGTGTACAACGCGTTGCTGCGTGAGTACGGGCTTCCTGGGTTTACCCGTTGTACTCGCCTTGATATCCGTCAGGGTGAATCCGGTGCGAAGTCTGGCGACCGTATTGCTGATGGGGCAAAGATTGAACGCATCGACCTCACCACCAATTTTTCGTTGGGGGAGGGCAACGTTCTTGCCTATCTGCGCGGCGTTTCCAGTCAGCGAATCGGCCACTCCATCGGCTTCTTGTACCCCAACGGGCGCACTGTCGCTTGGACGCCGAAAGGTAATGGCAAAGGTGGCCGACTCCAGTATCGAAAGGCATACGACAAAGCCTTTGAAATGGATCAGAACTGTCTCCCAAAGATAAAGCGTGTCTTTGGCGAAGAATCAGAAGAATACAAATATGTTCAGCGGATTAAAAACTACTGCGCAAAGCAAGGCGTAGTCCGCATGGAACAAGAGCTTAAAAGCGAATATTTACAGCGTGAAGCCCTTTGCTATTGGGGCCTATTTGATGAAAGGCGTTTGGCCGAACTCCACAGCGAGTTTCTTAAGATAGATGAAAAGTTGAAGGTGACAGCCATGGATATTGTGAGCATTGCTGAACAGTTGGTTGCTGAGGGTGTTTGCGACACCATACGTTCTGCTCGCACCACTGCTAGCTATGCTCTTGAGTGGATGTCTGGAACATCTAATATCGACTTTTCAAAGTCTCAAGTCAAAGGCCATGCCGCTAAGCTTAACCGCATCGGCATTAACATTCGTAACGCCTGCGATACCAGCCGCTTTGCTCCTGTATTCGTCCGGCAGTGTCGCGAAGTGACAAAAAGCACCTTGGCCATGCCGACGTGGTATCAGCGCCCTAACCACCTTCAGCAGGTCGCAGCTTGAAAACCGTCAGCTTTCAGGGTGATCAGTTAACGTCTGGGCAACGTCGAAACCTTGAATTTCAACAGCGCGCCAAGCAGTTATTTCTAGAGTCACCACTTCAGCAACAAGTGCAAGAAACTATTAAGGCTGTTGACGCCTTGAAAGAGCAGGGTATTAAGCCTGAGCGTATTTGGTTCCCGGAGCGTCAAGAGACAGGAACAATCTGCATTGCTGAATGGATGGGTTTCTAATGGATAAGGAACAGTTTCAAATTTTGCGTTGGAATATCGAAGCGAATATTCGTAAGCACGTTACAGATGAGTCCTTAGTAAAAGTTATCGCAAATGACGTCATGCGTACGATATTGGCTGATTTTTCGAATCAAGCCAGCGCTCGACAACGTAACAAGCGTCAATTTCTAACCTTCAGGCGTAACCCTGAAGCCATTGCGCCCAGTTGGGCATACCGTAAGCCCGGCTCTGTTCCTGGCTTTCCAACACTGAGATAAGGGCATTACATGTCTAACGTTATCGTAGTTGAAGTAACTGGCAATCATCGTAGTGGTACTGCTGCAAAAAGCGGAAAGCCGTACTGTATGTTTGAGGCATATGCTCACTTGCCAAATATTCCGTACCCACAAAAATGCACTTTTTACGCTGAGACTCCACAGCAGGTTCCTCAGCCTGGAAAATATGAGTGTGATGTTATCGCGCAAGTTCGTGATGACCGCCTTATTTTTGAAGTTGATCCACGGCAAGGGCGTCGTGTCAGCTCCGTTACTCCTGCATCTTCGACAGTCCAAAAGTCTGCGTAATGTCCGGCACTCTTTTTTGTCCATCTGATATTTCTACCGATGGCGGTGTGCCGGTTTGTTCTTCTACTTGGGAGGTTTTGCCGTATACGCCTCCCTTTGATCCGTCTCAGCTTGATCCGACCGTTTTGGCTCAAGCATTTGGGGCCGGATTCACATTGGTAGCCACGTTCATGGTTATGTCTATGGGGATTCGGGCGTTTCTAACTTTTGTTAAACAAATCTGAGGATTCATCATGTTCAAAAAAACGCTTGTTGCTGTTGGTTCGGCTGTTTCGCTTATCGCTCTGTCGTCCACCGCTTTCGCTGCGGCTCCTGCTCCATGGGATTATAGCGGTTTGACTTCTTCCATTGACTTCAGCTCCATTTCTACCGGTGTTTTGGCAGTAGCGGGCATTCTTGCCGGTGTTTACGCCGGTATCAAAGGTGCGCAAATCGTTCTCGGTTTCCTGCGCCGTTAAACACGGCTTACGTCAGGTTTCAATCGGGGGTATTCGTACCCCCTTTTTTATTGGGTGAACTCATGGATCAGCTCTATATCCTTTCGTTTTTTATTATCGGCTCAACCTGTGCTTTCTCCGTTTTCCATGGTTGGTAACATGAGGAAGCTAATCGTATTTTTCATTCTCTTGTTGCCGTCCGTTGCGTTTTCCGCAACTTGGTCTGTTGCCTCTAATCAATTTTCGACCTATCCTCGATTAAAGAATGTTGTCAACATTGAGCAATCCTCTTTTTCTAGTGAGTTTTTTGCAGCATTCAATGTGTTGCCGCCATTAATAAATGGTGAGACTTACACAAACTCTGGTTGTGTTTTCACTGTTGGCTCACTTGACACCATGGGCACTTGCACTGTTACTGGTACATCTGCATCTACTCGTACCATTCGCATCAACATTCTTAAAGATGCTGCAATCTGCCCACCTACTGTTGAGCTTAAAAGTAAAACAGCTCCTATTATTCAGAGTGCAGATAAAGCATATGTTTCTTGGTCAGTTTCGCAGGTCACCCCTGAAAAACTGTGTCATAACAGCTGTATTTACTATGCTTCTTCCGCAACCGTCTCTACCTGTTATCGTACTTCTGCCGGTTCAACTGATGGTTTTTGTAACTTTGTTGTTGCGGTTAATACTTCTGCTGGCACCTGTACCGTTTCGTCAGGCTACGCTGCCGCCTCTGCTGGAGCCGAGCTTAACCCCACTCCTGATCCCGGTGACGGCGGCGGTGGTACTGATCCTGACCCTGATCCCAACCCCGGTGGTGGTACAGGTGGCGGCACCGGCGGGTCTACAGTCGTCACTGGCACGGTCGGCATTGAGTTTAAAAGCCCTGGAACCTTGTCATCACAATTAGGCCATTACCTTGATAAGGACGGTTCTGTTGAGACTGCTGCAACTCAATTGCCTAAAGATATGAGTAAACAGTATCAGGACAGTGATATAGGTAAAAAAGTCGATGGTGCTATTGGTTCTTTCACTGAGCTTGCAAACGCTGCCCCCATTTGCCCAACTGGTCAGTTTGAACTTTTCGAGAGAACTATAGTTCTTGATGCCCACTGCCGTTTGTTCGCTGAAATTGAACCTGTTCTAAAGCTGGCCTCGTATGCGGCATGGATGCTTGTCGCTGTTCTGATCATTTTTTCTGCATAGGTGACTTGTGGGTGAGTTTGCGCGCTGGCTTCTTCAACTGGTAGATGATCTGTTTAGTTTTATATTCAGTCTACTTAGCTCGTTTTTCGGATGGCTTCTTGATGGCCTTCTCAGTGTGCTTGAAAGAGGTCTTACGCCTTTTCTTGAGCCTCTGGTCTCAGGATTCCAACACATACCTGATTCGGTTATGTATTTTCTTGGTTTTTTGGAAGTCCCTTTTGGCATCGCCTGCATTTTGAGTGCTTATTCAATTCGCTTTCTTATACGTCGTATTCCTTTCATTGGGTGATTTATGGCTATTCATGCTTACGTTGGCAAACCCGGTCATGGTAAAAGTTATGGCGTCGTTGAGCATGTTGTAATCCCGTCTCTTAAGCAAGATCGCCATGTAGTAACCAATATCCCTCTATCTATTGATGATCTTTTGTCTACCTACGGCGGCAAAGTAACTCAGTTGCCCGCTGACTGGTTCCAGCTCGATGACCTCTCTGCAATTATTCCAGCTGGTTGTGTCGCTATAATCGATGAGTGTTGGAGGCGCTGGCCTGCGGGCCAAAATACAAATCATGCAAACTTCATCGATAAATCATTACTTGCTGAGCATAGGCACCGAGTTGATGATAAAGGGAATTCTATGCGCGTCGTTCTCGTTACTCAGGATTTGGCTCAGGTTTCTTCTTGGGTTCGCCTCTTGGTAGAGACGACGTATCGTATTCGGAAGCTCGGCAAGAAAAGTTATAAGGTTGATATTTATACCGGCGCTGTTACGGGTGATGCTCCGTCTAAAACAAAGCTTGTCCGTACTACGGCAGGCACTTTTAAGCCTGCCATTTATTCTTTCTATAGCTCTGCTACACAGTCAAATTCTGGTCTTGTTGGTGATGAATCATCGGCTGACGGTCGTTCGAGTATTCTTCGCTCTTTCGGGCTTTGGGCTTCCATCATTTGTATGCTCGTTTGCATTTTGGTTGGTGTATTTCTCGTTAAGAAATTTTTTTCAACCGACGCTCCCGGCGTTAAGCCTACGGCTGCTACTGTTTCAACTGCTTCTAACGTTCCATCTGCTCCGTTAGAACCACCCATTTCAACTACTTGGCGTCTTGTTGGGTTTGTTCATCCTTCAAAGCCTAATCCGTCGTCGCGGGTTGTATCTGAGTCGTTTGCTTTGATTTCAGATTCAAATGGTAACAGCCGTTATATTTCCTTTTCCCATTGTCGTTACTTCCCTGATTTCACTGAAGCATATTGTTTGGTCGATGGTTTCAAGATAACAAACTGGTCATTGAAAAAACCTAACTCAATCGTCGGCGGATTAATTGGGGGAGGGGTTTAGCGTAGCGCTAACACCTCTCCCAATTAATCGACCATTCAGCTGGTACCTATCCTATGAACATCTTTAAGCGTCTTCGGCGCCTCTACGTTTCTGCATTTCTGTTTTTCTTTGTTTCCTTTGCCCATGGGGAGGTTGCACCTCAGAAGCTCACTTTTGATTTTCAGACCATTCAGGTTTCGTCTGCGTTACAGCTTCTGGCTGATTATCGTGGTTTGAACCTTGTGCTAGATGAAAACGTACGCGGCTCGCTGTCTATGAGGATGAAGGATGTCTCTTGGGATGAAGCTATTGAGTATGTAACATCTGCAAAGGGGCTTTTGTATACTGTAGAAGACAGATTTCTGCGCGTCAGCGCTTACCCTCGCTCCGGTGATTCATATTCGTCAGATCCTTATCCACCTTTAAAAAATCAACTGTCCCAAAGTAGTCCTTCTTTTGGTGTTAGCTCTTTTGATATTTCGATTTTTAAGGTCCATAACATTTTGGCTTCAGATGCAATAAAAGCCTTTCCTCTCGATACTGGAGAGAGTTTGAGTTTCGAGGATGGTTCTTCGATCATTGTGGCAAGGATGAGTAAGCAGCGTTTAGGTCAGCTTAAAACGCTGATTACCGCTGTTGATTACTCAAGAAAGCAGGTGATGATTCAGGCTCGTATTGTTCAGGTTGATCGCTCGTATTCCAAGAATTTGGGCGTCCAATGGGGTGGCACTATCGGCAGCGGTGCCGGGACTGTTTCAGGTTCTGTTCCGCTGGGTTTTGCTTCTGGTGCTATTGGCGCTGTTGGCATTGTCTCAAGCGCTTTGACACTCGATGCCAGGCTTTCAGCTATGGAACAGGAGGGTAGGGGCAAGGTAATTTCCAGCCCTCGCGTATATACCTCCGATCGTCACCAAGCCAAGATAGTTAAAGGTTCTCAGGTTCCTTATCAGCAATCTGCCGGTGACGGGGCAACGTCCACGTCTTTTAAGGAGGCCGCGCTGTCCCTCGATGTGACTCCGATTGTTAACGATAATGGTGTGCTGCTTGATGTCATCCTTTCAAAGGATGAGCCTGACTACTCGAATGCCATGAATGGTGTCCCTCCGATCAACACGACGTCCCTGACTTCCCGAGTTTTTTCTCCGTTCGGCCAGACTATTGCTTTAGGTGGTGTTTACTCCGATGTCGATACCACTGTCGTTAAAAGCGTGCCGTTCCTAGGTAAAATTCCTGGCTTAAAATGGTTGTTTACAAGCAACTCGACGGTATCAACCAGTACGGAGCTTGTGCTTTTCCTGACGCCTGTTCTGGTTAATGGCATATAACTAAACTAAACTGACATTTAGTATAGTTATATCTTAATGGAATTATGGTTTTGGTGTTTTTCACGATCACGTACCGGCTATGTTCGTTTACCCTGTACCTGTTTTTTTATTCACTACAAGGAGAGTTTTTGTGGCAAATGACCAACAGTCAAAACAGCACTCGGAGCTTTTAGGCGTTTTACAGGGTATTCAAAGCTCCCTGCGAGCTACGGCTATTGTTCAGCTGGTTTCTGAGTTCTACACACCTGATGAGCGTCGGGCCCTAATGGCTGAATATGATGCGTTGCGCGACAAAGATTCAGCAGCGTTCGCAGCTATGCAGAAAACCCGTGAAGGCGTCGTGGATCCTGACTTGTCGTGGGATCAGCGCGTTGAAAAGTACGGCGAACGCACTGCAAAACAGCACTGGGCAGATCATGCTGGCTGCATGGCGATTCGAGCCGAGACCATGAAAGACGTCGGTGTTTTTGAACAGAAACACCGGTTGCTAATGCGACTGATGGACTCAGTCGCTGAACTGGGTAAGGGAAAGTACGAATAAGTAGCTCATCTGGTGAGCTAGGGATAGCTCAAGCGTGATCGTTAGCGTTCAAATCTGATTGCTAACGATCAGCACCGGATGAACGAGGGTTCGTTCATTCCAGGTCGGATATCTGCCAGCAGATGAAGGATATCTCTCAGGCGTGTGCAATAAGTCGCGTCAGCCTTCAAATCTGACCACCACACGCTCTCACGTCCGTATAGGACGGTTCGCATAATTTCCAAGACGT